CACTCGCCGAGCTCCTCGCTCAGATATCCGCCGCTCATGTAATCAGGCACAGCGATCTCCACCATCGCCTCGCCCTGGCCCTCACACAGCTCACACTCATCGACCTCCTCCCAGACGCCAGGTATCACCATGACCCTCACCATGACGCCCTCAGCTGGACGTGCATGTGCAAGGCCTGAGCGACCTGGTCAACCGACCTGGCCAGATACCAATGGCAACCGGCCTCCTCGAGCTCGTCTCGAATCTGTTTCTGGTTGGCGCTCAGGCTGCCGCCCTTGGGGCGCTTGAGCTCGATAAAGATCGCGCAGCTGACCCCGCCGTGAGCCTGGTCGCCTGGCACAAAGATCTCGAGATCCGGCCAGCCAAACCTGGTGCCCAGGCGCTTCAGCTTCTGCTTGAAAGCGACGTGCCTGGTGCCCTCGTTTGGGGAATGATGAAATACACAGCCTGGCGGCAAAGCCAGCTGCAGCCAATCAACGACCTGTTTCTGCAGCTGGTCCTCAGTCACGGGCCATATAAAAGTCATTCGGCATGACCTCGCCCCCCGTCACCTCGATGATCCTCGCCATGTAGGTCCGACCAGGTATTACCTGGCCGTCACCACCTGGGCGGATGCACCACCTGGTCACGTCTTTCGCGTGGCTTGCGCCTAACTTCCGAGCGAGCTGAGCCTTCGACCAGCCCTTTTTTAATCGCCATTGCTCAAGTGTCATGGCCATGTTTGTAACATGTCTTGACAGAATATGCCAAGCGCCTTATCTCAATGACAACGGGTTGGCAAACAATGCCAGGAGGATTAGTATGGAAGTTATGCCAAACAACCTTGATAAAGTGATTGCCAAATCAGGCATGTCGAAGAAAGAAGTGGCGGCCCTCAAGGGCATTACGCCAGAAACCTTGTCGCGTCAGATACACGGCAAGATACAGATGACGCTGCAGGACGCCGAGCATTACGCCAAGATACTTGACTGCACACCGCAACAAGTGCTTTTCCCGATGCCGCCAATCCAAATTGTCGGCAGTTGCTCTATAGATAATGTAGGCACAGTAAAGCGTTCATTCGACAAAGCGCCTTATGGCCACGCTTACACCCATTTTTACAATCCTGACGACACCGCTCTGGTCTACTGGGACATTGGCAGTGAATACACAGGGATTTGGCAATATCTTAGAAACGGCTTGGAAGCGGTTTTCATTGACCCGATAAAAAATCAATATGTCCACCCCGACGCAAAGGGCTTTGAGTGCTATGCGCTGCTCGAAGAACCATACGAATCGCAGGGAGTCACAAGCCGCATAGCAGCTGGGGTGCTCTATCCAGAGCCGGGCAATCGCTACACAATCCACAATGGTGACTTTTGCGCTTGTGGAGATAGCACCAAAACAAATACGCTGCGTGGTCAAAAATTGATCTGGGCAACACCTGTCCTTAACATGGTCCTTCGGCCAGAATTACGAGGCTTTGATATTCATCTAGACAAGTGACTTGACGTTTAACGTCATGTGCTGATACGTTCTCTCCCATACTAAGATGGGAGAAACTGCAATGTTACATGACGTCCCGGATTGGGCCACGCGCCACGGCTACTGGCATCACTCCAATCCCCGGTCCAAGGACAGGGCCAAGACCCTTTACGAAAAGGTTCATGTCCGGCCTCAAATCGAACAGGCCTTTGATACCCTCAGAAACAAAGATGCATCCGACGCAGACAAGCTGCTAGCCAGGTCTGTGCTGCACCGTCTGTATGACGGCCGCAGCTCAGCCAACATGGAAGCCGGCAAGGCGACACAGACAGCCTGCGATCTGTATTTGGTCATGGACGAGGTCGGTGAGACGCTAGGGTTGTCCGAGGCAACGCTGGCCGGCGTCGAGCAGCTGCAGAGCTACAAGCCCAAGAACGAGGGTGACGCAGCGCGCTTGGATAAATACCTGGAAGAGCTGCCGCTGGTGATCGAACACGCCGTCAAAGGCCTGGAAGAGGCTATGGCGAGCGAGAACCGCATCCTGGGTGAGAAGCAGCTGCTCGGCACAATGCCAGGCCTGGCGGTACCATATGATACCCGGCCGGACTATGCCAACCGGGGCGATCTCAAGACAAAATGGTCACGCCCAAGCGCCAGGTCCAAATCTGGATGGCAGGCCGGCAGTCTGCCGTCGTCCCTCACCGGCATGTTTGATATGAAGAACGTCTATCAGTCGTGCGGGTTCTGGGCTCTGAACGGTCACCGGCCACCCTTCCTGGTGTACGCCAACGCGACCGACTACCGGGTGTTCACGCCCGAGAACGCGCCAGAGCTGCGCGACGATTTCCTGCAGGACGTGATGAACGACATCATCCTGCAGTGCAAAACCACCGAAAACATCCTGCGAGCTGCCGGCAGCAAAGACGAGCTGCTGGGCCTGGTCGCGCCTGACTGGCAGGACATCTGCTGGTCGGAGACCGAATCGTACCTGGCTGAGGCCAGGCAGCAATGGAGTGTGCAATGACAAAATGGGAATGGTTCAGAGAGATCCTCGCGACGATCTTGTTCTTCGCGCTGATGGCCGAGGTCTATTTCGTGTTGTGGGTGTTCAGCCCAGCGGGGGGTCAGTGATGGTGCAGCAAGATCTTCTTGAATGGCCCGGTGACCCCGGCCCCAACGTCCACAAGGACGCTAAGGACACTGAGCTGGCAGCAGCTGAGTTTATAGCACCAAAGGTAACTGGACTGAGGCTACAAGCCCTGCAAAGCCTTGCCTCAGTCCAGCCCGGCCTGACTGGTAGCCAGGTTGCCGAGAGGATGGGCGCCTGGCTCTACAGCGTCAAGCCTCGGCTCACCGAGCTGCAACGCATGGGCCTCGTCGCCGACAGCGGCGAGCGCGCCAAGAACGAACGTAAACGCCAAGAGGTTGTCTGGAAGATCACAGACAAAGGCATCGACTTTTTGGAGAATATGAATGTCTAAAATACCACAGAAGCTGGTGCAGATCCTGGAGCAGCTCGGCCATACACCACAGTCGGCGACATGGGACTGCCACGGCACCCCTGTCGTCCTGCACAAGGTGTTGGAACAGGTCGCAGCTGCCCAGGGTATCACCTTTGACCCGCCGACCATGATTGAAGCAGACGCTGAGAAAAAGAAGGTTGTCATGCTGGTGTCCGGCCGGCTCGGGGATGCCGTCGAATGGTCTGTCGGCGAAGCTGTGCCTTACAACAACAAGAACAGCTACCCCTATGCAATGGCAGAAAAGCGCGCCAAGGACCGCGTGATTCTAAAACTGATCGGCGTGGCCGGCTTTGTCTATTCCGAGGAAGAGGCCGACGATTTCCAGGCGACACGGCCGAGCAACGTGACCAGCGCCCCGCAGCAACCAGCTGCCGAGCCCCCGGCACCGCCGCCGCTGGAAGACATTCCCTTCGACGATAACCCCTGGCGGGACTGGGTGGACCAGGAGAAGGCCAAGATCGATGGCTGCGTGAACATCAATCAGATCATGGCCTGGGCCAGAAACACCGGCAAGCAGCGTGAGGATCTGCAAGAAGCAGACCGCGAGCTATATGCCGAACTCTTCGATCACTACAACGCGCGCTACGACAAGCTAAACTCAGGAGACAGATAATGCCGCACTTTTCACGATCCAAAATCAAAATGCGTAAGGACGTCAGGATGGCTGACATGCACGGTGAGCCAGTCGAGTACCGGGGCATTGCGTTCCTGCAGTTTCGCACCGAGTGGAACGACACGACGCGCAGCTTTGCGCCTATGACTGCGGAGCAAAAGCAGATCTGCGAGGATCTCTACCAGCAGCTGGCCGAGGCCGGCGTCGAGCTGGGCATCACGATATCGGAGCGCACACCTGGCGTTGAAGACGTCCGCGAGTTTCCCAAGGTCATGTCGTTCCAGCTGCTGGTCAACAAGCCTGACGGTTCTAGAAGCGCTCCAGCGCCGGCACAGGCGCCGGCACCGCAGCCTAGTGGTGGTGGCAATGGATGGTAATCTTCTCACGCTGCATGAAGCAGCTGCGTACCTTTTTGGGGAAGACACAGACGCCAGCTACAAAAGGACGTGGCGCCTTATCAAAAGCAATGACGTCCCGACGATCAAGACCGGCAAAAAAATCTACGTCGCAAGAGCTGTGCTTGACGACGCCTGCGGAATTTCTGGTGTACCCGGTGCGGGGCAAGGTCTGCGGGATAGTGCTGGGCCAGTTCGTGACCAGGAAGGTATCAGCTGACGAGCTAGACCAGCTGGCAATCCGCTTTCATCAGGCGGCCATAGAAACAAGAAAGGGGCGCTGAAGCGCCCCTTCTCTATGACCAATATTCTTTGTCTTTATTTACCACAGCCATGTAGGGCTTGTTGGTGACCACGATCGGGCCTTGCCATGCCTCTTCAGCCCAGGCGACCACGGCATCCAGCTGGTCGTCTTCCATTGTCGGGCAGCGGATCTCCAACCATTCTGGGAACCTGTTGAGCCCTGGGTCATATGTGCCTGAGACCCTGGCGCCAGCGTTCATATAAAATTGCCAGTTGCCGCGCCGCACCCTTGCCCGGATCTCATGGTTGCCAAACTGCCATTTGGTTTCGGTGGCGCCGATAGTCTTGTAGCCGCCACCTACCCGGTATGTTTCGATCAGACGCGGTTCCATTAGAACGCCCCCGAGATAGCGTCCGCGATCTTGGCGTCTTGCTCTTCGCTTTCGAGCCAGTGACCATACTCGTTGGTCGTGGTCTTTATGCTCTC